TTTTGCAACAATGTCTCTAACTTTCTTAAATATTCTTGCAGACTTAGCAAAATCACAAGTAGCATGATCTGGTTCTTGGGGTCTTACCTTTCCTTCATCGTCATATTTCTTGCCTGTGCGATGATTAGCATAGCGTCTTGAACGAGTAAAACCCATCTCTAAAAACTTACGACACATATCCATACCGATGAAATCTTTTTCATCTCGATAATCTAGATACATGCCGAAGATATGATTAGAAGACTCTACTGCAATCTCTGGTGTCTTAAATCTCCAATGAGCACAGATATCGTCAGTATAAGGGCGAACCAGTAGAACTCCTTGCTCTCCCCTTCCAATACGATAAAGTTTGCGATTTTCTTCAACTGAAAAGTCAATTGTTTTGTAATCGAGGTCATAATCAAATTCTTTCATAACATTGTGATTTTGTATTTGTGGATTCTAACCACTCACTTAAATATTCTACTGCCAATTCTGGTTGGCAACCATCCCCACAAGTAAAAATGTCACATATTGCAACACCTTTTTCTGGCCA